AATCTGTTTGATTGCAGTTAAAACGTCTTTCTGATCGTTGCCTTCTAATGCAAGTAAAAGAAGTTTTTGTTCTTTTACTAAAAATGGTCTGTATTTGATTGATTGCCCACTAGATGGTAAAGTCAATTCAAAAATTGGGTTGTTAAATTTAGGTAATGCCATAGTATTTCTCCAGTTATATTAAAAAATTATAAAATATCAATCACGTTTCAAATGTGTGATATCTATATGTTAAAGTTACTCCAAAACGCTGATAAGTATTTACTTCATCCCACGTTGCATTCATTGGCGTTATTGCTACAGGATATACGTCATAGCATGTATATACACAAAGAGATGTACCATTACTAGAAGATAATTGTTCAACTTCTAATTTAAGACCTCTTGCATAATCTTCGTGAAATGCTATCGTACCAGCATCATTCGCTGTTGCAGGTTTTATAATATAGTCCATCCAAGTTTCAAAAAATGCACGTTCTCTCATATCCTCAGAACAAATGACGGATAAAGTAATGTCGTTATATGTCATGTCATATGGAAGTTTCATTGTCGGACCTGCAAATGTGTCATCGGTCGTTGCAATAGTTCTTCCAGGAAATTCAGCCTTTTCACATCGATACGAAAAATCAGGAATTCTATTATTAAAAGCGGCCGCTCCAGTAAATTTACAGTTAAACATATTCGGGCGTGCAATCACGCCCACAGCGGCTCTCAATGCGCTGATAGAAAAACTTGGTTTTGCTATTCGGGTTCCAGTAACTACTACTGTTGGTAATTGTGTTAGTGCTGTTGTCATCTTATGATCTTCCTAGTTTCTTGCGTGATTCTTCCCAAACACGACCAGTGTCTGCTTTTCTAAATGACTCGGTTGGTAAAAACAATGCAATGTCCCATTCTTGTACTTGTATCTCTAAAAATTGTGAACGCACATGGGCACGTAAATATTTTTTTAGTGTGGGCTTAAAATATCTATACTTAGATGCACCCTGTAAAATAGAATATGAAATTCTAACTTTTGTGCTATCATCATATTGTTTATTTGTCAATGTAGAATACAAAGCATCCATTAGTTTAGCACGTAGAACAGGAGGTAAATAGTGAAAGTTAATTCCTAAGAATCCATCTGATTCCATCTTTACTGGAAATATTAGAGGAAACGTATCGTAGTAAGGCAAGTCAGCTTTGTGCTTTGGATCATATTTAAACGCATACATGTAACCAAATTCCATACTTGAAACTTTACGTGCTTCATCCGTACGTTTTTCAAATGTACTTGCAGATATGTTTCCCGTTAGCTTTCCGGCAGCCGATCTATACCATTCCCTTGCAATTTTTGTTTTTGCGGGAACGACACCTTGCTGTGAGCCTTTGATTAGTATGTTATCGAATATAGCCATACTTCTATTTATCTCAAATCTTTGTCGGTTATGATTTTAAATTCCCAATTTCTTTCAATTGAGTACTTTGTTGCCGCTTCCCACTTTGCTTGATTGACACCCCATGTCATTACTTCATTGAGAAATCGTCTAGTTGGTTTACCATTAGGGGTGTTCTTTCTAAGAGGTGGACGTGTTTGTATATCTGGTTTGACTTCAATCAATACAGATTTGATATCACCGTTTTTATCTCTATACTTCATCCAAAAATCAACAAAGTACCTATGATATCGATTGTCAACAGGAGACACATAAGGCACAACAACTTCTTCAGAAGACCATTCAAGTATAGATGGAGTTTCATCACAGTATACCATGAATCTACGTTCTAGTAGACTACGATACACAATATTAGTTGGATTGCCTTTATACTTTTGATAGTTTTTAGGCTTAAATTTACCTTTGTACGACATAAATAGGATAATGAGTTTTCATAAAAGGAATAAAAAGTGGCAGACCAGTACCCGTTTCAAATAAATAAAAGCGTTGAAGGCTATCCTGTCACTTCAGGAAATTTAATTTTTGGCGCACAAGATTCACATAAAGACTTTGTGACGCCAATGGCTCGTTTTGAATTCTTCGATGCATTTGCAAGCGAAAAATCGAGTGCCGCTATCGTATTTATACGCATGGGCGGAACGTTTAACACGACACTAAGTAATGGATATGCAGAAAGTCAAAACATATTTGGTTCACCGGATCCCAATCCAAATGAAAGTATTTTTAAAGGATTAAAAACTACTGGTAATGCAACATTAGAAGCATTACTAAAACAAGTTAAATTTGCGGCAGCTGGTGCGGCTGGTTTCATACAGTCTGCTGGATTGGGAGGAAAATCTCAATACGAATTTCTCACAAGAAGATTCTTAAATAACTTTCAACAATTGATATATCAAGGTCCAACGTTCAGAAGATTTACATTGCCGTTCACGATGAGACCAACAAGTCTTAAAGAAGCAGAAAACATGATGAATATTGTGAATACATTTAGATTTGCATCTTCACCTAAAGGCGGTGGTCCATCTGATATTGTAGGCTTTGATGCCGCAGATAATTCTGTCGATGATTATGCAGATAAAACGCCAGAACAGATTGCACAAATTAAAGCCGATTCTAGAATTCAAGCATCACAGCTTGGAGCACTAGTTGGTGGAAATTTAATTGGCGGTGGGGCTCTTGAGTCCGCATTCAGTCTTGGTTATCCAGACACATGCAAATTCACATTATTACTTCAAAAGAATGCTACGGGTGATACTGCATTAACAGAATTGTTTGCTAGTGAATTTTGCGTAATCGAAAACGTAGCTGTTGATTATGGATCGCAGAATAAAATGGTATTTTTCTCATCTGGTTCTGGTAACAAATATTATCCTAGTGAAGTAACAGTAACAATAAATCTAAGAGAAACATCATTGCCGACTACCGGCACACTTGGTAACGAACGAACTTCAACAACTAGAACGATTTTCTAAAATGAGTATATTTGCAAATTATCCAAAGATTCGTTATAAAATTGACGATCACGATTATCTAAAAGCAATCGATATCACAGTTGTATCTAAGATAAAAGATTATCTAAAAGATTTTAGAAAAATCGCATACACACCATACGTGGTTAAAGATGGAGAAACTCCAGACTTTGTTTCGTACAAATTGTATGGTAGTCCCGAGTATGATTGGGTCATACTGCTAACTAATAACATGTATAGCATATACGATGACTGGCCTAAAAATACTGACGAATTCAAGAACTATATTATTGAAAAATACGGTAGCTTAAATGCCGCAATGGCAACAACAAAATATTACTATGACAATTCAGGAAATATAATTGACGTTGTTGAGTGGACTGCATTGTCGGCGGCATCTAGAAGATCAGAGACAACATACGAATGGGAATTGAGAAAAAATACGAATAAATCAAAAATCAAAATTATGCAAAAGAGTGTTCTTGGACAATTAGATGCAGGTTTAAAAAGCATTATTCTGAAGCCAATAATTTAATATGACATATCAATTATCATATCCATTTGGTGCTGTGTCTGGTGACACGCAAATAGACGCACCAAATGACGTTGCAATATCTAGAACTAGTCTTCCAACTGCACAAATTGGTGGGGATGTTGTTATAAATGAACTATCAATTATAACACGACAAAACGTTAAAATTTCTTTGTTAGATTCGTTCACAGATTTCAACATAGATGAGAATGTTTTTTCTGCATCTATTGTAGGTTCAGTAACTATTGGTGATATTGGTGGTGCAATTGAAAAGTGGGAAATAGAAGGTGGAGAAACTATCTCATTAAAAGTTTCTATGCCAAACACGCAAGATGTTATTGTTTGGAGACAAGATTTTATTATCAATAAAATTAGTAGATATGAAGTCGATATCACTAATCTGACAAAAAAATACACATTGTTCTTTTCATCGAAATCTTTTGTATCGTCAACAAAAAAACTAATTTTCAAAAGCTACAAACAAACAAATATTAGAGATGCTGTCATATCATTATTTAAAGAAATGTCTGATAATGATTTGGCAATAGAAGATCCAAAAGTAACATTGACTGCACCATTTGTTAGTACTGGTATTATGCCACATAAAGCAATTGAGGCATTAGCGCAACGTGCTTGCACAAAGAATAAATTCTTTGTGTTCTTTGAACGTTTTATTCCAGTAGTCGGTACATATTCAACTGGAGAAAAATTTGCATCATCGCATTATTTCGGAAGTTATGAAAAGCTGATAGAAGATTCAAATACTGGTGGTGTGCATACGTTATATTTTAATCAAAATCCTGAGGGAAGAGTTGAAGGTACAAGTATTCGCATTTCAAAATTAACGTATAAAGAAAATTTTAATCACTTAGAATGCATGATATTGGGTCTGTACAATACCACAATAACTTCAATCGATCCAATTAAAAGAACATATAACGTAGAAAAATTTGGATACAAAAATAGAGATACTGGTGATTTCTATGACAATAAGCTATTGGATGAATTAAATATTTTCAATACATACGACAATAATAAAAACGAAATTCCTGGAAGACGTTTGATTTTATCATCAATTAATGATACAATCAATAGAAAGAATTGGCTTCCTAATAATGTCTTTGGGCATTTGTCTAAGAGTATGTTTAAACTAGAAGTTGACATTCAAGGTGCAACAAATCCAATTGGTGTTGGACATGTTGTCAATCTTGTAATCCCTAGTGCATATGATAGACAATTAGCTTTAAATTCAAATACTCCATTACCAGACGGATATCATTCTGGAAAGTATTTTGTATCTGGAGTTAAACATAGTTTATCAGGAACAACTTACGTAAAACGATTAGAACTCACAAGAGGTTCTTCCCCTATAGATTTAAACCGATTAGTACCAGTACCCCCATAAAGGCACACGAAAATGAAACTCAGATTTTCTGAATACGTAGATTTAAAAGACTACAAAGCATTTCAACTTGTAGAGAAGCAAATTCTTTACAACAATGGTGCGAAGTATGGACAGATTGTGTTCCTTGCTGGTGGTGCAGGTTCGGGTAAAGGTTTTGCTGTTCAGCATTTTATGCAAGGGTCTGAGTTTAAGATTCGTGACGTTGACGAATTGAAAATTGCATTTCAAAAGTTAGATGCACTTGGCAAATTTACGACACAAGACTTGCTTGATAAGTACGGCGACAAAATTTCTGAAAGAGATAAAGACCTTATTAAAAAAGAATTGATTGATAAGAATTTAAAGATGGGACAATTGGACTTAAAAACTCCAACGCATGTTTACATTCTACACGTTCTCGTTCGTGCGACTGACGTAAAAAACAAAACACTAGACTTAATGCTTGCTGGCGCTGAAAAAGGTCAATTACCAAATCTTATTTTCGACAGCACATTCAAAGAAGTTGAAGACATGACAGATGTTTTGCCTAAACTGTTTGCCGCAGGATATGAACCAAAGAACATTCACGTATCTTGGGTTCTGACTAACTATCAGATTGCAATCAAGAATAATAAATCAAGAGCAAGAGTTGTGCCAGAAGATATTCTGCTTGCTACTCACGCAGGTGCGGCACAGACTGTATATAACTTAGTGACAACTGCTATGCCACCATCTGTTCAAGGCGGTGTTTATGTCATTCTAAATAATCCAGAGAATACAATTTTCATTGTTGATCCGCAAACAAATAAAGCATACAAAGATAAGAAAGGTAATCCTGTCATTAAAGATTTTAAGTATTTGACACTTAAAGAACCAGGAAAACCCGCTAAGAAAGAACTTGATGTAAAAAAACAATTACTGACTTGGATTAGAGATAATGTTCCTCCAGGCGCAGTAGATACATCAGAATTAGATAAGCTATGAAAAAATTTAAACAGTTTATACAAGGCACCACACTTTCAACTGAAGAGTGGGAAGAAGAAGTTTACGGTCCAGAATTAATCGAAACACTTAAACAAGTGGACGGCAAGTGGGCGTTAGTCTCTAAGAAGACGGGCAAGCCATTGCGCTACTACAAAGGTGAAGGTAAGCCATCAGACGAATGGGTTGCAGATCAAGAGCGACAGATTCAGTATTTTAAGCATGTGGGATAATTGATGAGAAATTTTATTGGTCAGGATGGATTTGTTTGGTGGATAGGAATCGTTGAAGACATAAACGATCCATTGACACTTGGCAGATGCAAAGTTAGATGTTTTGGATATCATCCAGCAAAGTCAACTAATTTAGTTCCGACTGAAGACTTGCCTTGGGCGCTATCTATTCATTCTTCAAATACTCCTAACCTCTATGGAACTCCTAGACTCGGTGATTGGGTCTTTGGATTTTTCTTAGATTCATTGTCAGCACAAGAACCTGCGATTTTAGGATACTTGCCTGCGATACCCGAAGCGGCATCTGAATATTTTGGTACTGCACCAAACATGACTAGAAATTTTGCAACTGTTACTGAAAAGAATTCGGTTGTGTGGAACACAAATGATGATAAGATTACTCTCTCAACGAACACCAACTTTAGACTTCATGGAAACACAGAATTAAGATTCTCTGATAGCGTGAATAATACTACCCTGAATGAATTGATATTAAGAATAAAGGCACTGGAAGATAAAAACATACTGCAAGATGCTGAAATTGCTGTTGCTAAGACTCTTCCGGTGGCTAATACTTAATCAAAATCATAGGCTACACAGTAGTGTAACACTATGTCAAGCAAATGTCAACATTTATAAGGAAATAACATGACAAATCACGAAAATTTAGTAACATTATTTGAATCGTATCTCTCAGAGAACGATAAATTTGAATCCAAAGGCAACAAAGCCGCAGGAACTAGAGCAAGAAAAGCATTAGCAGAACTTAGTAAAGCGACAAAAGAACGCAGAAAAGAAATTCAAGATGCCAAAACGGCAGAACAACCAACATAAATAAAAGAAAAAAATGGCAGATATCGCATTCTATAAAGACTTAGGGTTAGACTTCACACCGCATCCGGTGACTGGAGACGTTCGCCCCATCACAAATGAAGTTGCGATTAGAAGGTCTATAATGAACCTTATAAAAACCAAAAAGGGAAGTAGACCATTTAATCCTACATATGGATGCGATATTTCCAGTTATCTGTTTAGCTATGATCCTGGATTTTCAGAATATAACATAAAAGAAGAATTGACTAGAGCAATAACTCAGTTTGAACCTAGAGTTATAGTGCAGGGAGTTGAACTTGCTTTTACAGATGATGGCGCTGGTATGGACATAAGAGTCCAATACGTAATACGAAATGTTAATAAAATTGACACTTTAGATGCAACAATAACGAGGACGGCATAATGGCCATAGACAATAATTTAAAAGTCGATGAACTTAATTTTGACGGAATAAAATCCAATTTTAAAAATTATTTAAAATCTCAAGATGAGTTTCGAGATTATAATTTTGACGGCGCTGGCATCTCGGTGATATTAGACTTGCTTGCATACAATACATATTATAATTCATTTTATCTTAATATGGTTGCATCAGAATCTTTCTTGTCTACCGCACAGAAAAGAAATTCTATTGTTAACTTAGCTAAATCATTAAACTATATTCCTAGATCAATGGCATCAGCTAGTATTACTGGAACAGTTAGTTTGACAGTCACTGGATCTCCAGCTACAGTTTTGATTCCTGCATACACAGAATTCACTGGAAGTATTGATAATAAAACATATACATTCGTAAATCTTAATGCATCTACAATTGTAAGCAATGCTGGTGTATATTCTGGCACACTTGTATTGAATGAAGGAACGTATATTATAAGAAGATATCTTGTAAATTCAACAGATACACAGCAAAGATTTTTAATTGAAAATACCGATATTGACACAACTACGATTTCTGTCAAAGTTTTAAACTCATCTAGCGATAGCACCACAAGAGTGTTTTCCAGACCAGATAATTTAGTGGACGTTGGTCCCACATCAGACGTATATTTCCTAGAAGAAACTGAAGACGAACAGTATGAAATTAAATTTGGCGATGGGACTTTTGGTACATCATTAGATGATGGCAATGTGGTTGTTATTGAATTTATTGTGACTTCTGGACCTCTCGCAAATGATGTTGTGAACTTAACATATGCCGATTCTATTGCTGGCGTAACAGCAATCACATTTACTGCTACTGATCCAGCCGCTGGTGGTGCAAATAAAGAATTAACTTCACAGATAAAATTCAATGCACCTAAAGCATATGAAGCGCAAAATCGTGTAGTTACTTCAGAAGACTACAAAGCACTATTGCTAAAACAACCAAACGTTGACTCGGTGGTTGTTTGGGGTGGAGAAGACAATGATCCCCCATCATATGGTAAAGTGTATATTGCAATTAGACCCACATCAGGTGAAGTCTTGACTGCAACAGAAAAACAAAATTTAATCACATCGATTATTAATCCTAAAAAAGTATTAACGATATCGCATGAGATTGTTG